AGTGCGGCATCGTCGTCGTCTACATCTCCAACACCTGGCCGGTACTCCGGCGGCACGCGTTCATCGTGGATGATCTCTCACAGCGGTGCTCACCGACCGTCTGGGGAGACATCGTCGTCAAGGCAGCGCACGAACACGGTGCGATCGTCGTAGCTGAGGTCAACCAGGGAGCCAACCTGGTCAAGCAGATGGTGCGGCAGTCCGCAGCCGCAGCTGGGCTGCAGAACCCGCCGATCCGGGAAGTCTGGTCCTCCAAGTCCAAAGCTGTTCGCTCAGAACCGGTTGGAGGTGCGTACTCCCGGGGCCGGATCCATCACGTGAACGTGCTCGCGGAACTCGAAGAGCAATGCTTCTCCTGGGTGCCAGGGGAATCCGGGTACTCCCCGGACCGGATGGACGCCTTGGTCCACGCCTGCGCAGCCGGTATGTTCCCCGAGGCCCTCATCCATGGGTCTCCCGGTTCGGTGACCTTGCACAACGTGGCGAACCAGCGGATCCCTCTCACCAGGCAGACCAACCTGCCAGCCCGAAGGGGCCCAATGTGATCCCCGCACTGCTGGCGATCTACCAGACCTATCTGACCTACTCAGCTGCAACGGAGCTGCCCAAAACCTGGGAAGAGGTCTCCGCGAAGCTGAACCTGGCGGGGTTCATCGGAGACCAGCTGGCCGTGCAGGCAGCGCGAGCACTCGCACAGCAGCGGGAAGGTCTCAAAGCCGGGGCGGACGCGCTGTGGACGGCAGTCCCGGTAGGTGTAGCCGCTGGCACCGCAGCTGGTCTGCACACCATTGCCGAAGCCCTGATCTGGACCGATACCCACGAAAAGACCGGCACCAAGGACGAAGAGGGCGGGCTGGTGCCTACCTTGGAGAACCCGCCGCTGGAGCTTGCCGACTTGGTTCTCCAATCTGTTTCCGCAGCGGCACAAGCAGCCGCTGCGGAAGCAGCTGGCTGGCGGTACAAGACATGGCGGACCCGCCGGGACTCCCATGTCCGGGACACACACCGAGAACTGGAGGGTGTCAAAATCTCGCTGGGGGAGTCCTTCCACACTCGGGACGGGGACACGCTGCTGTTCCCCGGAGATCCGGCGGCGGACATCGGCAACAGAATCGGCTGCCGTTGCTTCCTGCAAACCAGTCGTTGAGCGAGCATGGCATACTCGCGGTGTGCTGCCAATGCTGAAGAAGGTCCGCTGGCTCCCGTGGATCGTGATCTTGGAGAGCACCGTAGCCGTTGCAGTGGCCTACTTCTGGCCGGTCATCAGTGCGGTGTTACTCGGATCCGCATTCGTTCTCACCCTTCTGGAAGGAATCAGGGCCCTTGTCGAATCCACTCGTGCTCGCGCTCGCCTCGCGGCGGCTGACACAGCTGGTCGTAGAAGATGAGATCACCAGACCCCTACGGATCGCTGTATCCGAGTGGGCGGCGGGCCGGGAAGAATTCAGCTTCCGCGAGCGCGTTGACTACATGCTCAACTGCGGACAGTGCGCCAGCATCTACGCTGCAGCAGCAGTACTGGTCGCGGATCGAGTGCCTGGCGGCAGACTGCTTCTGCGCATACTGGCACTCAGCGAAGCCGCAATGCTCACAGAAGCAGCGTTGAAGAGACTGGAGCGGTGATGACCGATCCCATCTACACCAGGGGGGATGTAGTCGAGCTACACGCAGATATTTTCCCCGCGTTCATCCACCCCACCCCTCCCGGTGTCCCTGAGAACGGCGTCCGGCGGCGGATCGTTGTCACCGAGCGGTGCCTGACAGTGGCCTGGGCCGTGGGCGGATACGTGCAGCGGGTGGACATCCCGATGACCAAGGACCAAACTGCACAGGCCACACTGCGGGGCGGGCAAGTCGGGGAGTATGAAATCGGAACGGACCGGGGCTGCGGTTCCTGCGGCAGCGGGCTGATCAAGAACTACAAGGTCTGGCCGGGCGTGACATTGAAGACCGTGCCTCGCTCGGACGTCGCCGCAGCTTCGTTGAAGAATGACAAAACCTACGGACTACCATCAGTGCGGTACCAGCGCACTCGCCCATAAGGGTGTCCCGCAGCTACGCTGCACCGCATGGGTCTGTTTCTGCGTGATGCTGAAGAGTTGCCAACTCGCCGGGCGCGTGCGGCGAGTTACAACCAGCATCGCACCATCACCGCCTCTGCAGAGCGGATCAACCTGAGAAATCCCCAAGCCGCACAGATCAACCGCACCTTCAGTGAATGGCAGACCGCTGCCTGGATCGGGTACAAGAGGGTCGGGGAGGTGCACTACGGTTTCGGGCTGCTGGGCAGCCTGCTGAGCCGCGTCCGGCTCTACCCGGCCATCGTCAACGACGCCAACGAGAGTCCCTCTGATCTTGGTGCCCTGGACAATGAAGCGAAAGTCCGGGTCCCGGAACAGTTGATCCAGGACGCCATCGAAGCCATGAACGAGCTGACCGGGAAGGATTTCCCCAGTCTCATCCGGAAGTTCAGCCTCAATCTGTCCGTCCCCGGTGAGTGCTACCTCGTGCACATGCCGGACGTGGACGACGACGGCAGGCCAACCAAAAAGTGGATGATCTGCAGCATCAGTGAAGTTGTGGTGACCGGTGCCGGTGCCACCTACATCTCCCGGCGCGGAGGCCCGAAACGGCAACTCCCGAATGACACCTTCATCGCCCGCATGTGGCGGCAGGACCCCGAGTACGGGGAAGACGCAGACTCGTCCATGGTCGGTGTCGCGGACAGTGTGGAGGAGTTGTTGCTGTGTCAACGGCTCACCCGTGGTGCGGCTCGCTCGCGGATGAACGCTGGTGTGCTGTTCGTTCCTGATGGCATCACCACCGCTCGGACCAGTCCCACCGGTGAGCCGGTACTGGAAGAGCCAGGTGATGACATTTCCGGGCTGGCCGCGATGGCCCAGCAGGACCCCGGCAATGACATGGTCACCCAGCTGATGGACGCCATGGTCACTCCCATCGGTGATGAAGCGTCCGCCGGTGGCGTCGTCCCACTGATCCTGGTCGGACCACCGGACCAGGGTGCAGCGATTCGTCACGTGACGTTTGAGCGGACCTCCGATGAGTGGTTGGTCAAGCGAGCAGAAGTGGCGTTGGACCGGATCCTGCAGGGGATCGATGTGCCCAAGGAAATCATCAAGGGCATGTCGCAGGTGAAGTACTCCAACGCTGTTGTGATCAACGAAGACCTGTACAAGGCCAATATCGAACCACTGGCCCTGGTGCTGGCAGATAGTTTGACGTCGGTCTACCTATGGCCGGTGCTGCGCGCCAAGGGCTACACCGACGACCAGATCAAAGAACTGGTCATCTGGTACGACCCTTCCGAGATCGTCACCCGCCCGAATAGTGCTCAGTCCGCGAATGATGGTATGGACCGTGGTCTGCTGTCCCCGAAGGCGTGGCGGAGGGAGCATGGGTTCGCAGAGTCCGATGCACCGTCTGAGACGGACCTGATCTGGAAGATGATGGCGGATGTGTCCAGGTTGCCGGAGAACGTGCTGCAGGCGATGGCGGAGAAGGTGTTCGGCAACATCCTGGACATCAAGGATGTGCCGGTGAAGGGATTGCCACAGACGTGGAGCCCTGATGCTCAGGAGAAGGCAGCCCAGCCCGGAGCACCGAACCTGAAGGCTGTGCCCAGTAAGGACCAGGGAGAGCAGGACCCCCAGCGAAAGGCCATTCAGCAGGTTGGGGTCAAGTAGGTGGCCAATACCGGAGCCCTGTTCGTGGCTATCCCCAGTGCCGGGGATGCCATCAACGACATCTCCCAGGAAGACGTCGCACACTGCACTCTGACTTACTTCGGAGAGGTAACTGATCTCCCTTCGATGCTGCAAGATGACCTACGACAGGCTGCCTCCATTGCCGCAGATGAGATCGAACCATTTACGGTCAAAGTGTCCGGAGTGGCGCTACTCGGTACGGACAAAGCCAGTGTGGTACTGCTGGAAAGCTCGGAGCTGGTGTCTTTACGGGACTGGCTGTGTGCGCATCCTGCTGTTGAAATGGCCCAGAAAAGTGGTCAGCAGTTCCCTACTTGGGTACCTCATCTCACGATCAGCTATGACACTGGGATCCTGGAAGATCCACCAGAGACGATCACCTTCGATCGTCTCGGTTTGTGGCTGGGAGAGACGAAAGAGAACTACGACCTCCATGGGAAGCCGCCTGCTCCTGTCACAGCCTCCGCCTACAGTCTTCCGGAGATCTCTTGCCGAGAGGATCTACTCCTGGGTATTCGGTACGGAAATCAAGTGCCCGACGCCCGGTGGTACATCAGCAAACGAGCGACTGCGTTAGGTGCTTCAGAATATCTACCTGCTAATTGGAGTACCCCATGACCGTTGAACTGGTGATGTCCGGGCACGACCGGACCTTCATGCCTCCACGGTCCATCCGGCACAAGGCTAGAGAGGAGCAGGGGGCGCTTGCGGAGCGGATAGCCGCCGGACGGCCGGACGCTTGGGACCTGATGGCCATGGGCGATGTCCCTTGGGCAAAGCAGACCCTGGAATCCCTGGTCTCCTCCATCGATCAGGAATCCACCGAAACCCTGGGCTGCACCGACTGTGAAGACACCGGCTTCTACGGACTCCCGGACAAGCAGGACGAAGACCTGCTGGTCGGGCTGATCAAGCGGGCCGGGGAGGGTGAGTTCGAGCGGCTGGCCGCGTCCGGGATCTGGGAACCTTGGACAGGGGAACCAGGTCTGGAACTGGAGTTGATCACCCTTGACATCGCTGCTGATCTTGCTTCTGCGCTCACTGCTGGCGCGTCTGGGCTGCTGCGCAAGTACTGCGAACCGATGGCGTTCCTTCCACCTGCAAAGGTTGTAACGGCCAGCGCGCTCACTGACCTTGTAGGTGGCGAAAGTGCTCCTACCCCCCATGGCGAATGGGTGAATTTCGCGCTGGTTGACGATGATGATCCCGGTGCGGTCATGCGGGTGGTCAGGGTGAACGCGGACGGCACCGAAGCGTACGAGAACGGTGAGTGGAAGTCCTGGGAAGACGAAGACGGCTCCCTGATGGCCATCGAACTGGACGATGAAGCACTGGAAGCAGTGCTTACCGCCAGCGGCACGCTGCTGGCCTATACCTCTCCGGATCCCCGGGCGGAGAAACTCCGCAGGTATTGGTCCACCGGCCGTGGCGGGGCCAAAATTCGCTGGCGGACCCCTGGGGATTGGAAGAGGTGCGTCCGGCACCTGAGCAAGTACCTGGGACTGCGAGCCAAGGGCTACTGCCAGAACATGCACAAGAGGAATGACGGCGTCTATACCGGTTCCAGGTTCAATCCGGGCGGAAACGGGCGTAGTCGCCTTCATGCTAGTGCTTCTATAGAGGAAGATCTCGTAGCATCTTTGCAATCCGGCCAGTGGTCCGGTGAATCTGAAGGGAACTCCGACATGCCAGAAGCCGCACTGAAAGACGGGATCTACGGCGAGGTGGAGGACTCAGACACCGGGGTGTTCCGAACCCTGATCGCCGGAGGGTTCCCCGTAGCTCCGCCGAAGTCCTGGTTCGATGACCCCAAGCTGACCGGCCCGACTCCGATGGAGATCGCGGACGACGGCCGGGTGTTCGGCCACATCGCCACCTGGGACGCCACCCACATCGGCATGGGCGGCTCGGTGAAACCACCGCACAGCGCATCCAACTACGCCTACTACCGGACCGGAATCCTGGCCACGGCCGAAGGGGAAAAAGTCAACGTCGGGCAGATCACCCTGGCCGGTGGTCACGCCCCGATGCACGCCAGTGCAGCGGAGGCTGTCAAGCATTACGACGACACCAAGTCCGCCGTGGCTGACGTCGCCTCCGGGGAAGACATCTACGGCATTTGGGTGGCCGGATCCCTGCGGCCGGAGGTCACCGCATCCCAGATCCGCACGTTCCGCGCCTCCCCACCGTCCGGGGACTGGCGGATGATCAACGGCAACCTTGAACTGGTCGCCGCGTGCTCGGTAAATGTCCCCGGCTTCATGAACGTCCGCACCCAGGCACTCGCCGCCGGAGGGGCCATCCTGGCTCTGGTCGCCGCCGGATCTCGGCCGCTGGCCGAACGCCGGATGTCCATGCTGGCCGATGCCGCTGTGCTGGACCGGATCACCCAGCTGGAAGACCGGCTGGCGGCGCTGCCGATCACTGCACCAGAACCGGTAGTCCTGACCGAAACGGAAGCTCCGGTTGTAGTAGCAGAGGAACCGGACGCAGTCGCCGCCACCGCTGTTGTCGCGGAGCCACCGGTGCTGGAGGAGACCGTCGCAGAGGCTACGGCTGCCGCTGTTGAAGAGCACCCGGACGAAGTCCAGCCGGAGCCTGCGGACAAGCTGGACCCCGAAGAGGTCGCCCGTGCCCGCGCCGATGCCAAGGCCATCCGCCGGGACTGGCTGCGCCGGGAAGCCCACGGGGATGGCGTTACCGCCGGAACTCTGCCTCCGCAGTTCGCCAAGAACGCAGCGAAGAAGGCGGGCGGAACGGACAAGAAGATCC